CGAGATCGACGAGCTGGCCGGTAAGGCACCGATCACCATGGCTTCGATCTACCCGAACGAAGAGCGCAGCTACCTGCCGGTATCCCCTGCGTATTCCACCGACGGCGTACGCAGTGAGAACAGCGTTCAGACCAACGCTGAATTTGCCCAGCTGACCATGCACTACGTGATCCATGCCGGTCCGGTTACTCCTGCCCTGCGTGAGCTGGAAAAGACCCTGCAGCGCATCCGTGATACCCAGCGTGCGCAGTTTGAAACCAGCAACGTGGTCAGCGGTGATGACAGCGTCGAAAGCACCGGGATGGTACTTTAACGGCTATTATATGTAACGTAAGCGGCTTGTCGAGTTATCCTTCTCGCTGAGTGCGGTCACAGCTTCTGGCTGGGGATGTGGCCCGTTATCATTGCGCTTTCCCCCGGGGCTGCGTGCTCCGGGGGCTTATGCCGCCTAAAATAATTTTGGTCCTACATTACCTCAGTGTATTACCGTACATGAACGCCCTATTAAGTAGGACGTAGTCCTTTATAATTGGGGTATCACAAGGGAGCCGAGCGCCGTGAACTTTAACACTAACACCTTCGTCATTTCCATTGGCGAACACCTAAGCGCGATTGCCTATCAGGCACCGTGGATGAATGGCCAACCGATTAACCATGCGCAGGCGTACCTGATTCTCTGTGCCGTACACGAGGAGCTGTTTAACGAGATCTTCCCGTGGGCCAGAATTGATAACTCGTTACAAGAAGCCATGATCAGCGTCTACCAGGGCTTTCAGGTGCTGGTTCCGCAACAGCCTCGCCTGTGGCGTCACAACGGCCGCGAGTGGCAGCTGACCACCAAGCCGACGCAACACATCATCCAGGTGCCGGTGGGTGGTGGATTACCAAACCAGCCGCAGCCTAACGCAACCTACCACGTACACGGTGGCGTAACGTACGATCAATGCTTTAACCAGTTTATTGATCGTACGTTGAACACCGTACGTTGGGCACTGCGCTGCGAACTTAACAAGTACCTGGGTACCCAGCGCGACTACGAGTGGTATTACGAATACGCCGGTAACGGCATTACCTACACCCGACAGGAGAAGGCGGTCATTACCTATGCCAACGTTGAGCCGGAAAACGAAACCGAACTGGTGCAGCAGGAGATCAACCTGCAGCCCAAACCGGAACCCCTTACCCCAGCCTTCGTGATGATTAACCTGGCGGAGAACGAAAGCCGCGGTGGGCAGGATCGCGGTACCGGGGAAGTGTTCCCGGATAAGTTCACGCCGTTACTCAACAGCCTGCCGGCGGTCATGAACCAGCTGTACCTGCAGGCAATGCAGTCGGGGCTGATGCGTGCCGATATTCTAATCCGCTTTGTCAACCCGGTGTTTCTGCGTGAGGTGTGTGATCGTATCTTGGAGCTGACCCGTCATCTGCCGGTGAAGTTTACCGTGCGTTCTGAGCAGGTACCTCTGGGACATACCCCGGCGGTGGAAACCGTTCAGCGTGCCCTGCATCAGCGCTCCTTAGATCAGGTACAACACGAGGCCTTTGATCTGGCCGCCAAGCTTACCGTGATCCGTGATCGCATTGTGCGCCGTAACAACGTCACCGCACTTGACATTCGTGAGATCAACAGCCTGGAACCCGCGCTGCTTACCCAGACCGTGTTAAATGAGGAGTTGTATGTATCAGTGAACAATCGTGAACACTGGTATAAGTTCAGCGACCACAACCCGGCCGAGCTGCAGCACCCGGTGATTGGCCTGTGTCTGCTGCTCAGTAATCAGATTGACAGCTTAACCGGTTATACCCCTCATCCAACCCCTACTCCGACCTTCCAGGTTCGGGATGAAACGCAACCGATTGGGATAACCCCTCTTTATTGTAATTAACGGAACCGCCATGAATCTCTACATTGCCATGGAACCCACGTTGTGTCGTTGGTTCTCCCCGGCCCAGCTCAACGATGCTATGCACCGCATGGCGTTCACCGATCTATTGCAGTACGTGGCTGAAACGGCAGTGGGGGAATCATCGGAGCTGGACGTGATTGGGCCATCGCTGTACCTGGTGGGTATCGGCATTCCTCGTGCACACGTTGACCATTTCGTTGCCGTGTGTGGGGAGGAAATTCGCCAGTTCTATCACCACAATACCCTGCCGGAGTGGCGGGCCTGGGGACGTCATCGGATTCAGATTGATGCACGTTATGGTATCTTTATTCAGTTAGGAATCGACCCGTATGCTTGAAACAAAAAGTGTCTGCGTGGTGGACTGTCGTGAATGGCTCAACCGCTATCGGTTTACCGACGGTCATATGACAGAAGAGGACGCAGCAGCGGTACTGGTAGCGGCAACAACGCTGGCGGTGGATAACCTGTATGTTGACCCTATTCTCAGCTTTGATTCCCTGCTGGCGCCCTCTCGCGCCAGCGCCATGGCGCGAAGCATTAGCGTGCATATCAGCGATCGCTTCAGTGAAGCGTTAACCGAGATGCCAAACAGCGATGCCTATGAGGCCAAGGTCACTACCGAAAGTGAGGTGGATGGCGGGCTGGTAATTCTCACCCTCAGCGTAGCCGAGGCAGGTGACGCATGAACGATTTTGACAACCACATCCCTAATCACCTGATCGTTAACCTGAACATGTTTTTCTGGGCCAACCCCAATAACATCATGGGAGTTTTCTCCCCCGCCAGCCTGTTCGAAGCCTACTGCCTGACGCTTTTGGATTCAGTAGGCAAGAGCGATTACGATTGGGGATCATTGATGGAGTGGGTGTCGGAAGAGCTGGATCCGAGTGCCGGCAGCAGACCCGGCTACGAACAGCTGATGTCCGATGCCAACTTTATCATGAGTATGCAGCAGTCGGTGGTGGCAGGCTTCTCCAGCTTTATCACCGACAACCGGCATTTCGTGATGCACACGCTAGTCCCGGTGATTTACCAGGCGGACCTGGTAAAAGCGTATCAGGACGGCGTCCCGCACGTCGTGCGTTTGCAGTGTATGTGAGGTAGCTATGACCGGACCCTGCCTGGTGCTGGATCTTAATCCCACCTGGTCATTATTGAGCAATGCGTATCTGACGTCACCCACCCGCCTGATTGGTCCTTTTGATCAATACCTGGTGTTGCTGGTTGATCTGTTCAAGGTCACCCATAACGACACCAGCGAGGAAGAGGTGTTGGTTGACAACTACATTAACGGTTCCTATCTACAGCTGACGCCGTCCGATCAAGAACAGGCACGCCTGGCGGTGCAAACCGGGCTGGATGTGATCGTGACCCTGGCACATATCTGGACGCAGTACCCCGGCCAGGCCCGGCGTTGCGTATTGGACCTGCCCTCGCGTACGCTGCTGATTGAATTTGGAGGTGACTGTGGTCAAGCATGAGCTACATACCGTAATCTTTACCCTGAGCTTTGAACGCTCGGAAGCGGTTTACGCGCAGGTGCGCAGTCGTCTGCTGTCCGTGGGTGATATCCCCATTAACCTGCTGGTCTATATGGCATTAAACCAGCTGACCATTGGTCAAACGATCTCCCCGGCCCTGACCAAAAACATCGAGCAGCTGTGTAACGAACACCTGTCTAACTACAACTACGAGCACCATCAACAGATCATTGCAACCTGTGAAGCGATTGCCGTGCTACTCTACAACGACTACCGGTTGGCCCTGGATGCGGCGCACTTACCGATGCCGGCCAAGCTTGTCAGCGTGGAGTACGGTGGGTCGTCGGTGGCGATGGTGTTCGACTGCCTGGACGACCAAACATGCAGCTGGTCATATACGACTTTGCCCCAGTAGCCGATTCGCTGATGGGTGAACTGGTGCGCATGGAAGATGCCTGCATTGCGTACGAAGACCTGATCGATCTGATTCTCATGAACCGGGATCATGCCGATGACGGTTACGAAGACTACCTGATTGATGTATTGTGTGACGAGCGCGATGTTAACGTCCACGATCGCCAACTGGTGCGCAGCGCTTACTACCGGCTGCTGCCGTACGTTAACCAGATCTTCCCTGAAACTCAAGGGAGCTGGATCTGCTGTGGCTTCGTGCAGAAGCTCGGGTATTTTATACAGAGCGCCTACTTCGACGCTTACGGCATGCACGCCTATCGGCAAACGGTGGTCCACACCATTCGGTCTTATCGGGGTTACTATGATAGTGGTCTTCAACAACAGCGTATTTGATCCCGTCCTTGACCAGATAAAACGGGTCATTGCCGACGATCTCGATGGTGAGGCGGTGAGCCTGCGCACCATCAACGACGTGGTGTATGAACTGTTCACCTACTGCGTCGAACGGGTTAACATCGTAGACATTGACCCGGAGTATCAAGGGTTGTATCAGCCATTTTATGAGGCCCTTAATACCCTGCTGCTTCGAAACAACATTCCGCTGCTGTCGGTCGCCAATATCCTGGTGGATGGCCCGGAGCGTTGGACGGTGCTGCTCATCCAGGACAATGCACGAGGAATAAAGTATGAGTTATAGTTTGCTGAAGAAAGGATCCACGGTGGACTTCGTTGTGGAAGCCCCGGAGATCCTGACGTCCGGCTTTGTGAATGCCTTCATTAACAGTGAGCTGGATATGGAGACGGCGCAACAGCTGGGGCTGGACGTGATGGCCAAGCACCAGAGCCTGTATCCGCTGTTCAAGGATAAAGGCTACGCGGATGATCCGGCGTCCTACGGCTACGTGCGCGTGACCAAAGAAAACGGCGTATCGACTATTCTGGGGATTCCGTGGATCAAAGAATCCTCGATCTCGGTGAAACAGCGCAGCCGTATTACCGTCAGCATTCCGGATGTCGGGGTGAACGACCTTGCGCTGATCAAAGCCGCCCTCGAATCCAACGGCTATCGCAACGCGGTGGTGAAATTGGTCGACTGATGCTGCGGGGGCTTCGGCTCCCGCAGTCTTTCGTTATGCCCGTTATTTATTTTTTGACATAGTCGGGCTATCCAATAGACACCTTTTACAGCCGTAAGGATATTTCCATGGAATTGTTCGTAAATCCGGCGAACCAGTATAAGCGCGATTTGCGCATCCATCATCACTACTGCGAGAACAAAGCCAAGTCCTTGTCTCTGCTGTTCGGTGAGCCGATGGAAAAGACCCGGGAGTTCGTGACTCGAGTCACCGCCCCCGGGGCCAAGCACGGGGTGATTGATCCGCGCGTGCGAATTCTGATTCGCGGCAAGAACGGCGACCGCGAGCTGAAGTACACCACCTTTAACAAGTTTCTGCATGCCGTCGATAAGCGCGGGGCCATTCTTAGCCCGTCATTAACTGCCTACCTGCACCCCAAAGAAAAAGTTTCACAGTACGCGGTGTCGACCGACAACAACATCAAGGCCCGTAAGGTCATTAAGAAAGAGATGTTCGTTGCCGAGCAGCGGGGTGACGTCACCACCGCCACGATTAAAGACATCATGCAGACCGGGCGTAAGCTGACCAACAACGGGATGTCCGGTGGGTTCTGTACGGCCTCTACGCCGTTCTACTGTCGTTCGGCCCACAGCTCGCTGACCTCGTGCTGTCGTTCAGCCACGTCATCCACGAACGCCTTTAACGAGAAGTTCCTGGCCGGTAACCGCCACTACCACTCGCCAGAAATCGTAATGGAGAACATCGCCTCCATCTGCCTGCACTCGAACTACGAGCTGATCGATCAGGCGATGCGCGAGTTCAATCTGCAGTACCCAACCGTCGAGCAGGTGATTGCCTGTATCTACCGCGGGTCGCGCCGCTACTGGTCAGATGCCCGCTACATGGCGATGATCTACCAGCAGGTCAGCAACATGACCGACGGTGAGCGCGCCGCCTTTATGTTCACCAGCGACATGTACCACATGCGGTTGGTTAACCCGGACTTTGTCCGCCAGATGCTGGTTGACATTGCCGAGAAGACCCATCAGCCGTTTAACGAAGAGCTGGCGCTAAAGGACGGCGATGCGCGCGTACTGGCGACGATGAAGTGTGCGGAAGACATTATCCGCGTCGGGGTGAAAGAGTCCGAGAACTCGGAAGAGATCAAAGGGCTGGTCAAGGCCAACTACCAGCTGTCGGTACAGAACATCGAGAAGTACCGCTCGTACGTGCGTGCCTTCCTGGTGACCCCGAACACCCCGGCCTCGATTGCGATGATGCCGCACCACGTCCGTGAAGTGGTGCTGGCCTCCGATACCGACTCCTCCATCTTTACCGAACAGGATTGGATCGACTGGATTCAGCCGGACTATAACTTCCGTCAGGAACGTATCCAGATCAACGCCGCGGTTACCTTCCTGGTATCGCAGCAGGTGGTGCACTTACTGGCGATTGTCTCCGGTAACATTGGGGTGGCGGAAGAGCATCTGTTCCGTCTGACCATGAAGAACGAGTACTACTTCGAAACCTTCGTGTTGACCAACATGGGTAAACACTACTTTGCCACCCAGACCGCGCGTGAGGGTAACTTCTACGCCAAGCCGAAGCTGGAGCTCAAAGGGGTGCACCTGCGCAACTCGAACGTGCCGAAGGAAATCCGTGACCGGGGCAACAAGATCATTAATGAGATCCTCGACAAGTCCAACAGCAACGAACAGTTCTCCGTAATCGAGCTGCTCCAGCAGGTGGGCGACATTGAGCGCTTTATCATTAACTCGATCAAGAAGGGCGAACCGATCTTCCTGGCGAAAGCCACCATTAAGGATAAGGAAGCCTACGCCAAGCCGCTCAGCAATAACTACTACCACTACCTGATGTGGGAAGAGGTGTTTGCCGCGAAGTACGGTCCAGCACCGGCGCTGCAGTATTTGGGGCTTAAGGCCAAACTGGGCTTGGATTCGAAGACCGCGGTGGGAGACTGGTTGGATGACCTGGAAGACCAGGCGTTAGCCCAGCGGATGCGTGACTTCATGACCAAGTACGGCAAGACCGGGATTTCCCAGATCATCCTGCCGGCGGATATCGTCATGACCCAGGGGTTACCGGAAGAGGTGATTCAGGGGATCAACATCCGTCAGCTGATCATGGAGAACCTGGGGATGGTGTACTCCTGCCTGGAATCGTTAGGCCTGTACTTTACTAACCCGAACGCGACCCGCCTGGTATCAGACGAGCATTAATCGGCATAAGCTCCTAGGCAGCCCAGGCTGCCTAGGAGTGCCGTCTGATCATCTGTTGGTTTTGATGCGCCTCTCAATGCTGGTCAGCTCCGCATTGATCACGGTACTGATAGCACGCGGCATTCCGCCGATACGAAACGTATTGTCGCTTTTGATGTTGCCAAGATTGTGCAGGATGTGGTTGATCTTCTCGCCTTCTTTTCTGCCGCGGTTAAAGTTACCGTCCACTTCTAACAGGAAGTCAATCAGCCAGCTGCGGGCAATGATCCACGCCCAGCGGTTTTGCCGCACGTCGATGTCCACCGGCAGGCGGATAGCATCGTAGCCGCTGCGATAATAGGTGGGCATGTGCATCAGTACGCTTTCCCAGTAGCGTGGCGTACGCTTAAGCTCGGGTACCGTTTTGGCAATCAGCTGATCAAGCAACGGTAAGTCATCCATTAGCCAGAAGGCCTGACGCGGCTGCATGTCGTGTCCTTTAATGCCACCATAGGCTTTAATGGTACGGTTGATCACCGCAATGTCATTGTGTGACTTAATGAGGTTCTGCAGCGGATAGGCCACGGCAAACTGGGCAAAGGTCGGAACCGGGTTAAGATTAGCGGCCTTTACCCACTGCTGGAATAGCATGAACTGCAGGGCCAGTACCGGGATGTCAATGCTGAGTACCGCTAATCCACCGCTACCACCTAAGATCTGGCGCTTGTCCAGGATACCGAAGTTGGTGCTGTCGTACGGATGACGGTGTACCCGTACCGGTTCCAGGTCTCGCCAGTCGACGCCTTTGACATCCTCGTAGCGTGAGGAGGTGGCGATGAGGATTTCCATCACGTTATCGGGATAGAAGTTGGATCTGCTGATGGTGCCGTAGCTGGTGCTCGAGGTCATCCCCACCATGTTGCCGATACGGTAATCCTGGTTGCGTACCTCGTCGAAGTATTTCCTGACATTGCCGACCGATAATTGTGTAAGGTTCGGCATTTTAAACTGTTTCAGTAAACGGACTACCACGTTGTTATTTTGCGCGCTTAAGTTACGGCTGCGAAAATAGTCCTGTGATTTTCCCAGGTTAAGAAAGGCAATATCCCGTAGCCGTTGAATGGTTTGGTTCATCATGTCGCCATGATTGAGCTGTGCATCCGTGTTAAAAAGAGTATGCATAACCACCCCGAATATAGTGATCTGTAATAAAAAACATAATGAGTTATAGTATGTGGAGAATGCCATCTCCCATCTGGGCTAACGCCTGGATGCCGCCTGGAGATAGATTCAAACTTTTTACACCCCTATATTACCTAAGTGTAATTACCATGGTAATTTCATTCGCGAATGTTTAATCTTAGTAGCAAAGACTACTACATCAAAAAGGAACTAGAAGTATGAAACAACCTAACGACAACCAGCCAACCAACCCTGTTCTCGGCGATGCACTGAAGAATGCTCAGCAGGCACAGCAGCAACAGCAACAGCAGGCGCAGGCACAACCTCAGCAGCCAGTACAGCCGCAGGTGGCACCACAGGTTCCGCCACAGCCAGCTTTCACCACGCAGCAGCAGCAGCCGGTCTTCACTGGCCAGCCTGGTGTGAATGCTCAGGCACAGCCGCAGGTTAACCCGCAGGACCGCAAGTCCCGTATCTTCGGGATGAACGAGCGTCGTGAACGTACCTTCTCTTCTCAGAGCTACTCCGAGAACTTCAAGATCGCGACCGATGCGATGGAAGAGTTCGCTAAGGGCTACGAAGATAAAGGCTACAAGAAGACCTGGTACATCCTGCCACTGCAGGACACCAACCTGCACTGCGGTTCCCTGATCTATGCGCTGATCATCAGTAACACCACGGTGGCTACCTATACCTACCTGCTGGAAAACACCGGTTCTCAGCTGAAACCAATGACCGGCAACGACCCACAGACCAACGAACGTTACGAGCTGCCGCGCATGACCGGTTCTCAGTACGATGACATCTACTGGGCCGCTGTACAGTCTACCGTACGTCGTGCGCTGCGTCTGGGCGACAACGTGAACATCCTGGAAGCCGGTGCGGGCGTTATCCATTCCGAGATGGATTGGAAAGACACCACCGCTATTGGTCGTCACCTGAACAACGCTGAAAACGCCGCGATGGCGTATGCTAACCGCCTGTCTGGCTACCAGATTGAACCACCACTGAACCTGGTGACTGAAATCAACCCGCTGGTCGATCGTCTGTCCGCCGGCTTCAACTTCAACCCACTGCCGCTGTACACCGCGGATGGTCAGCCACAGCGTAACGACGTAGAAATCAAACTCACCGTAAGCTCTGACGGCGACGTGCAGGTTCAGAACTCCGAACCGTTCACCACCGTTAACGCCTACGTGGAACTGGTTTCTGCCGGTAACCAACCGCAGTACATCCCAGGTCCATACGGCCAGATGGTGCAGGCGACCCAGCGCTACTATCCGCAGCTGGCGATCACCAACGTCAGCCAGGGGATCTTCGATGCCGAAGGCGCTGAGTTCCAGCTCCTGGGTCTGTACACCGCTACCCTGCTGATGGAGAACAACAACTGGCAGAACGCCTTTGCTCCGCGCATGGTTAACGGTGTCGACATCAACGACATCGGTGCCCTGAACTACGAGCTGGGCCTGGGTCGTGATCCAGCTGATCCGAACGCACGTCCGAAGAAGATCGACACCAAGTCCCATGACTTCAACATGCATGCCCTGTCGCAGCTGCTGAACACCGCCTGCTTCCCAAGCATGTCGATGGTACTTGACATCGAAGAAACCGGACACCGTAACTGGGTGAACTCGATGTTCCTGCAAGCCGGTGGCCTGCCGAACACCAACTACACCCTGCTGTCGGACGACGGTAAGCTGGCGCACGATGCCATCATCGCTGCTGCCAACAACCTGACCAACGGGAACTTCTCCAAGTTCTTCACGGATCCTACGCAGCTGATCACGATCCGTGACGGTTCGCGTATTCAGGGTGGCTACTACGTGAGCGAAGACGGTAAGCGTCTGGATATTCGTAACGTCGATCTGCTGGCGGTACTGAACTTCCTCGGCGAATCCGATCCACGTCGCGTGGACGAGTGGAAGATGATCTGTTCTTCTACTTCCGGCCTGTCCGGTCCAAAACGCATTGCGCTGCGCCAGCAGTTCCTGCAGACCATCCTGGGTGCCTCTTACCAGCAGAAGTGCTACTTCGAGCGAGTAATGGTCAACCACGTGTTCCTGGAAGCACTGCGTCAGGCCCTGGCCGCCGGTGGCGTACAGGTTCGTCCGGAAAACATGTCCAGCCAGTACAACTCCATGTCCTACGGCACGCCGCTGGCACAGATGTACGGCTTCAACACCAACGTCGGTTCTTCCCTGGTTCAGGGTGGTTTCGCGCAGGTGGACAACATGGGCCGTGCGATCAACTTTGGTAACTACCGTACCCCGTTCGGTCACTACCATAACTAAGATGATGGTTGCATAAGTAACGGAAGAGGAGGGTTCACGCCCTCCTCTTTTTATGCCCTACCATTATTTTTTTAACCCGTCGGAAAAAAAGGAAAAGGTCATGCAACCCATTGCCAATGGCGGCGTCTGCGCCACCGTCGCTGACCACGACAAAGCGTTCCTCCAGCTCGAATACTCGCCGGTCATGATCAACGATTTTGACCTCAGTATTGAAGCCGAGCGTGCCAAGCTCAATGCGCAGATGCGCGTTAGCTACGACACCGACATGTTCAGCGTCAAGCCGCGCTGCTTCTGTGGGAAACTGGAGGGCGGTGAAAAGGTTGGTCGCGTCTGTGGCGTCTGTAACCATCCGGTCACGGTGGTCACCGAAGAGGCGATCGAATCCCAGCTGTGGTTCCAAACCCCCTTAGGGGTAGCCGGCTACATCAACCCGCAGATGTGGACGCTGCTGTTCGAACCCTTCGTGGTCAAGGGTTTCAATCCCCTCGAGTATTTTGCTGACCGTCAGTATACCCCCGCCAAAGCCAGCGGGGATTACAAGAACAAAGAGATCTACCTGCTCTGTAAGTCGCTCAATATCCCGCGCGGTTTAAACAGCCTGGTGGAAAACTTTGATAAGATCATGGATACGCTGCTTAATTCCCCGGTGGTGCGCAGCAGTAACATCTCAGCCGAAGCCCTGCGTAACTACAGCGCGCTGTATCAACGTTACCGCTCGGTGATGTTTTGCACCTACCTGCAGCTGCCGTCCAAGCTGGTGTTCATTGTCGAATCCAATGCCACCGGTCGTTATGCCGAACCCGGCATGAAGCTGGCACAGGATGCGGCCTTAACCGTCTGTGATGCCCGCAAGGAGATCCTCGACAACCACGACCTGAAGTTCAACGAGAACATCGCCATCAAGGTGGTGCGTCAGCTGGCGGACTTCTACAAGTCGCACGACAAGGATATCTTTGCCGGCAAACCCGGGCTGTTGCGTAAGAACATCGGTGGTTCCCGCATGCCGTTTACCGCCCGTTGTGTAATCACCTCAAAGACCGGTCATCACGACATGGATGAGGTGGACATCCCGCGCTGTATTGCGATCCCGCTGCTGCGTTTTCACATTGCCAACAAGCTTAAGCGTCGCGGCTTTCGCCCGGTAGAGATCCTCTCGCGCATCAACGCCTCGATCAAACGCCCGGACCCGGTGATTGAATCGGTGCTGGATGAGCTGGAGCTGGATCAAAAGATCAAAGGCTCAGTGGTGCGTTTGCTGAAGATCTTCCTGCTGCGTAACCCAACCTTACGCTGGTTGTCCAACCGTCGTTTCTATGCCCGCATCAACCGTAACCCGGAAGAGATCACCATCAAGATCTCCACGCTCTCCATTATCTCGTCGAACGCCGACTTCGATGGCGATGAGCTGAACCTGCTGATGGTCACCGATCAGATCATGTCAACGTATGCCGAAGCCTTTGGTTCGCATAACTGCGTGCTGGACATGAACAACCCGTTGACCGTATCGGGTGACATTGCGCTGCCGGCTACGCTGATCTCCACGATCAACCGTTGGGCCTATAGCCACGACTAACCACACAGGCGGGGTAACCCCCGCCTTTTATGCGGAGGTAAACATGACACCGTATGAAGAATTGGGTAAAACACAGGCTGAGCTACTGGCCCACGGCGAGGCTATTGTTAACTCGCTGTTCTTTAGAAACGAGCCGTACAACCATTACGTGTTCATTGTGGGGGATGAGCTGGAGTTTGCCGCAATTGCCGAATACGTTAACGCACACCTCAACGGAAAGGACATCATCCGTCATTACTCGCGTTACCGCAATAGCGCGGGCTTCACGGTCAATTGGAAAAGCATGAATAACGTGTACAGCATCGTAGGGGTGCACTGTCGCAGCGTTCATTATTACCACCAGGCGTCGCTGATGGAGTTTATCAGCACCACCATTCACGAGCAGCAGCACATGCTCACCCGAATTGAACGCGACACCGGTGCCGATCACCGTTTTGAAGACGAACCCCGTACCTACAGCACCGCCTGGAGCTTTGATAAGATCATGGAAATCCTGCGTCGTAACTGGGGGGTTCACCTGGTGTCAATGCCGGCATGGATGATTCCCCGCGCTCGGACGTTGGATGAGGTCTGCAACCTGATGAACGCCAAGATACCTAATCGTGATATCTACAGCGGGGTGATGCAGCAGTACATGGCGTCACACACGGGTGTGGTGCAGCACGACAAGGAAGGCTGGCGAGCCGTCACCTATGTTTCCGGAGGTCAAGATGTCTGAACCTGCTTTTCTGCGCACCCAGTCTTTTCGCACTGAACCTTTTAAGGACAAGGTGATAGTGCTCTTTAACCAAGACGAGTTGAAGCAGTTCACGACGTACCTAACTCATATCAAACATCACCAGCATGGTCAGGAAGGGTTGGCGAAGCTTGATGACAATTACGGTCTGGTTAAGCTGCACAGTCCGGGCACCGCCAATGACCAGGTGCTGTACCTGCCGGTCATTGAGCGCCAACGCATGGGTATGTCATGGATGTACATGCAGAGTGTGATTGCCCGTCTTAGCACGCAGATCGCACTCAGTGCCGTCACGGTGGCGGGCTACAAACCGCTTACCGAATCGGTAATGTTTATCCATCTCCACGCCCGCATTATGGAGCGGATTATGCAAATCGTGGAGGCGAAGTTCGGCGGCAAGCTTTCGATTGTCCCGCAACCGGCAATGGATTTGAGTGTGGACCTTAACGCACAGCAGTGGCGAACCATTGACCAGTTTACACCACGCACCATCGCTGACCTGGCTCGTGATCATCTCATGCTGGTTGATAACCACGTTGTCGAACTCGATGACCACGGTCTGTGGTCTTCTACAAGCTACTTCTATTAATCCCATGCCTGGATTCGTCCAGGCTTTTATGTCGTTTACTTAACCCGTAAGAAGGAAATTATCATGTCAAACTATGCTGCGATTAACCTGCGCTTTAAACTGCGTAACGATGCTCCGGAATTTGTCAAGGAGTTCCTCACCACCTGGTTCTTCTTAACCGACGCGGAACAGGCGGTAGCTGACCTGGAGCAGGTGGATCAGGTGACGGGTCTGAACGTCCTGAAGTATTATCCGGGAGGGATCGATAACCTGACCAGCATGATTGCCCAGTGTTCGGTTTATCATAAAACCTGGTGCTGGCGCGTGGCGGAAGACAAGGGGGATTACACCTTATACGAGTCCAAGGCCAGCTGCACCCACCGCTCCACCGATGAAGACCTGCTGGTATTGGTGATGACCGGACTGCACCCGTTCCTGGTTATTGAAGACGGTGACATTCTCGCCCGCATCATCTACGAAGACGCCAGTCGTGAACGTGTGGTGGTGTTTGATAAGGCGCAGGGCGGGTGTGCAATGGCCGATGGGTACCTGCATAAATGGGGCAACAATAACGATGGAGACGGTTCACACCCGCGTGAGCAGTCTAAGTACTATACTCAGGTACTAAGTGACAAAGAAGGATCTGATCGTTTCTCTCGTCCGATTCCCGAAGACGATGAGTTCTATCCGCCGTGGAACATCACGGGCGTGCTGGTGCGTAACACCGCTAACGACGGCAAGTGGGCGGTTGAGCGCAGCGAAAGGCTCGGGTTAGGCTGGTAAGCTGTAGATCCGCTCATGCCTACATTACCCAGGTGTGACCTAGTAAATCCGTACAAAGTCATGTCATGGTATACAGCGTGATGACCCACTTCAATTGGAGGTATTTGAATGTTCATACCAGGCGGTTACGACTCCCTCGGTGCTATTATGGGTAACGGCCGGCCCCAGGAGAGTACGCTGGCCTATTTTGATAATCAGTATCAGAACATGCTGGCCGCAGCCCAATCGGTAGGCAACACTGCGCTGCAGCAAATCTACCAGATTGCCAACCAAACCTACACCCATGTAATGAACACCCGACCGTGGGAAATGGCAGAAGCGCTGATGCGCCAAACCACCCACCTGTTTGACCCGAACGCGATTCGTCAACTGTCTACGCTGGCCGAGCTGCAAACGGCCAAGCCGGTGATGCAGCGCTGGATCATGGCGATGCCAGAGATCCGCGAAATGTATCACAACAACCAGATTGACGGCTACTCGGCAACCTATGAAGACGCACAGCCAAGCAAGGTGGGGATCAACCACTACGACTGGCGCCGTGCGATGAATGGGATGCTGGTCCAGGATGAAGAAGCCGAAAGCTGGTCCGCTACCACCTTCACCGAAGAGCTGGTCGAGAACGATCGCGAACTGGCCCACTACGAGAAGGTCGATATTCTGGTGACCTGGTCGCAGGTGCAGCAGCAGCTGCAGACCCAGCAGTACGACCCAACGTCGGTGTGGAACAACAAACTGTAACAAACCGGTCTGGGGGTAACCCCAGACTTTTATATCGTTTAGAGGTAATTGACATGTTTCCTGGATTCGAACACTTCGACCAGATCTTTGCAGACAAGCAAAAACAAGCAGAGCAGCCGACTCCGCAATATTCACCGGAAAACCCTTTATACACCTACGGTTCGGGTACCACCGTGGTGAATGGCCAACAGCTGTATACTGCTGGTACCGCCTCTAGCGAAAAACAATACAACCTTTACTCCTATTAAGGATAACCCGTATGACCTCTAAAAAGCGTAGTGAATTAATTGCTGATGTTGACCTCAGTCCCGTCCCTGTCACCGGCCACCCACGTTTAGCAATGATGCCCGGTAAGGACTTTGTGAGTGAATCATTCCATCCGGCTCCTGGCAATCAACCCAAAGTCTTTGAGGAGAGCGACGCACCTGAAATAAAGGGCGTCGTGCTTAAAGGTGCGAAGGGCGTGGTAAATGAAATCATCCCTAGTAAACATATCCCAATTGACGCAGAAGGTAACAAGGCTGAACTGTTAATGCATGCTGAAGAAGCTGATGATGAAACTTACGCACTACCGTATTTGGGTGCTGATTATGAAGGCAACGTGGCCTTTACGCGCCCGCGTCAGCTGAAGCGCAGCAAGAACCATCAGCGTCACGGTTACAGCAAGCGTAAAGCCAAACGTCACGCCAGCTGGAACTGCGTGTACAAAGCAAGATTCAAAGAACGAGCTA